AGGGCCGGAACCTGGTCGTCCTGCCAGTCCCACTTTGTTATCTTCTCGAGCGCGTTAGCCCCCACCTCGGCCAGTACCACCGGGCGCACTGGGTCGGCTATAACCTGGAGCGTTACGCCCTTAAGCACAAAGTCCTTAACAAGAAGGGCGTCCCGACGCACCTGGTTAACCGAGGCGTTGGGCAGGTTTGCCACCTTTTTCCGTTGGCCCCATCTTCCCTTCCAAATCACGCCCCCGAGCGTGTATGCCTTCTCCACCCCACGACGTCGCACCACCAAGAACGGGGTTGCTCGAAGGTTTTGTGCGGCCCATACCTGGTAACCAGCCGCAACCATTTCATAAGCAAAACCGGGACGAGAGGAAAGTTGCCAGTTCGTGTCTACTTCGTGCCACCGGCCAGCGTCCCAAAAATGGACGGGTTTACTGTGAACAATGTAGGTACGACACGATGTTTGCTCGTGGTGGAAGCACTTGCCGTACTCCCACCTGTCACCAGTTACTTCTTTCACGACACTTCCACCGTGTACTCGCCCTCCAGGTTGACGCTCAGGTCGGCCCCCGCCGTGCCTAAACCAACCTGGTCTACGTCCACCGTTATCTTGGAACCGTCGGCAATAGTGGTGTCGTCAAAGGACGTTTGGGTGCCCGTGGTTTCGCCGTCCACTATCTTGACACGGTTCGCCTGGGTAGAGGCCCAAATGGAGGTGCCGCCCTCGTTGATGTCAAAAATAAGGTCGGCGCCCGCAGGGCCTGTCTTGGCGCTTACGTCGGCACGCTTCAGCGTGAGGGTAGGCCCCCTGTACGTTATCTCGCCGCTCTTGTTTGTGCCAGTGGACGCCGTGCCTGGTATCCACCAAAACAGGCACCGAGTTCCAGCCGCCGCCTTCAGGGCCGTTAGGTTGTCCTTCACGTGCGTGTTCATAATGGCCGCCGTGACCGTTTCGCCAGTGACCCAGGTTCGGGGAGCAGTCCAGGCCATTATCCACCGCCTTTCTCGCGAACGCCCCTGTACAGGCCGCCGTCAACTTCACAGCGCCAGTTCTGGTAGCTCACACGTTCCCCCGCCAGGCTCGCTTCTATCTTGTCCACGCCTTCGGGGAACAGGACTTCCACCGCCTGGCCGCCATTCCCCTCCATTTCGCAGGAGAAGCAGAAGAACAGGCGCTCTTTCTTGGAAACCAACTCTGACCCGTTACAGAACGGGCAGTCGGCCAGCCAGCGCCCCCAATCAATCCGGGCGTACACCTGGCGCCCCTCCACCCCCGCGATGCGGATACGCCGCCTCCGGGCCATGGCCGCCCGGAGCGCCGCCGCGTCCGGGAACCCCCGCTTCTTTGCGTCGTCATCCGCGTCCACAATCGGGTGAACCACCTTCTTATCCGTCACGAACACTTCGGCCACGAGCGCCCCCCTTTCAGCTAGAAGCCCAGTACCGTCGTGGTGCCAAGTTCTGTAGCCCCATCCACCCCAAGCTCCCAGAAAGAGCGATTGTCCTTCGGTTCCAAGGTCATTTCCAGCCACAAGTCCTCGGCGGAAACACCTGTCCACCACGTCAGCCCCCCGATGTAGTAGACGCCATCTATGCCGTAGGACGGGGCCGTGAGGGTAACCAGGTTGAACAGGTCACGCGAATACCACTCATGGACGCCCTCCAGCAAAATGCTTCCGCCGAGCATGTTCGGGTCTGTTCCCAACAGGTGCCGAACCTTCAGCTTTATCGCCGCCTGGGGGTCTTTCCAGAACGACAGAAGGGCATTGGCGTAGTCCGTGGCCTTTGATACGGACTGTATCCACGGAGTGTCCACCACCACGTCTCTCACCCCGTAGGCCGCCTGGGAAGTGGCGTCCTCGGCCACTACAGCAACCTTCTCCACGGAAATCGGCTTGCCGCGAACCTTCAGTAGCGTCACGAACAGGGGCGTCGTGGCATGGGTATTGGACAGAACCAACTTGGCTTTCTCGGCGTAGACCGTGGCCGTGACCGTCAGGTTGGAAGTCATATCCGCGCCACCGCCGCCCGCCTGACTGTTCGCCGTGTAGTCAGTGGTAGCCACTGGCGATGCCACGTCCGACGCCGGAGCAGGGTTCCCATCTCCGTCCTCAAAATAGGCCCAAGTGGTATACGACGCCCCTGGCGCTATCTCCAGCACTTCCAGGAGCCGCCACACCTCGCCAAGAGAACCAAGCGAGTAGGGGTAGGCGTTCACCGTCACTCGGTTGTAGAGGCTTTCCCACGCCTGGCCCACTTCCATGTCAACCACGGAATCCTCGTCCAGCGCCCACTCCGTCGCCACCGCCTGGCCGGAGTAGTGTAGATTGTTGCGGCCGTACAGCTTCAGGTAGCCACTTGGGTCGGCCCACAAGGCGCCCAACTCACTGTCCACAATGGAGCGGAGGAGTGGCCCCGCCTTGCTATCAAATGGCCAGAAGTACGTCGTGGAGGACGTGAGGCCCGCCGTGTCATAGTTTACGTCCTCGCCTATCGCGTCAAGAACCGCCAAAGCTATGTCGTCGTTCGTGTCCGTTTTGAGCGCGATGGAAACCTGGCGCTCCTCCACCGTCTTCAGTCTGTCGTAGGCCACGATGGTAACCGTTCGCTCCCCCAGGCCGCCGCTCGGGAAAATGTCTTGTATGACACCCCGGAACAGGTACGCTATTTGTGGGGGGTCGTCCTGGTCGAACTGATACATTCCCACCCTGATAGACTTGCCAGGCGTCACGTCCGGATAGATGGCGCTCCCAGTGTTCCACGGAGAGAACCTGTCCGTGTAGTTATCCAGAACGAGAGTACACTTCCCCGCCGAAATGGTCGCGAAAGGGGTGCTCCGCCCGCGCTCCACCCGAACAGACCGGAAGTAGGCAACTTCGTCTATTTCCGAGGAGCCGTCCCAGGCGATTTTCACGAACCAAACATGGTCAGCCATGGGGTTACCGCCTGGCCTCACTCCGCAAGACGTCAACGAGAACAGGGGCAATCCGCTCCCTGGCCTCCCGCTCGTCAGCAAGGGACAGAACAGGAGCGTAAGTGAAATGAAGATGCGTCGAACCACGCGCCACCCCTCCCGCAAGCGTAGTGAGGGCATTCGACAAGAAAGCCCCCTGGCCGCCGTAACCTTCGGAAAGGCCGATATTGAAGCCCTCAGCCGTAAGCCGCCCAAGCTCCTGCGCCACCCTGGAAGGACTGGCGATTCCCAACGCCTTTCGGATGGCCTGGAGGGCCGCGTCGGACATGCCAGTAGCCGCCGCCACAACCTCCGCCCTCACGTCGTTCAGCCCCTGAATGAACCCCTGGCCGATGGAGTAGCCAGCGTCGTAGCCGCCAGTGTACAGGCCGCGCAAGGATTCCGCCATGGACTTTCGGAGGGCGAGGAGCAGCTTTTCCATGGCCGCCTTCACGTCGTAAATGCTCTCGGCGATTCCGCCCAAAATGCCCCCCACGTCCGTAGGCCCTTCTTTCCCCAAGGCCCCCCAGGTCTTCAGCCAGGAAGCGATATCCCTGGCGAACGAGGAAGTGGCCGTGCTCATAGAGGCCAGAAGCCCGCTAGAGCCGTCCAGGGCCACGTCCACCGCGCCCAGGTTGTCAGCCATGTCCGAAACAGCGTCCAGCAACAGGTTCAGAAACTCGTTCAGCTTGTCCCGGAACCGCGGATGGCCCCGCACCCAGTCCAGGCCCTCTTGGGCCATGGTGTTCATCGCGTTCAGGAGCCAAACTATGTTCAGGTGAGCGCCATAGGCCGTTCCCGCCGCGCCGGACAGGAGCGTCTTGCTCGTGGTCAACATTTCGCCCAGGGGAACCAGGGCCGCGTTCCAGTCAACGAAGATGGGGCCAAGTTTGTCCCGGAACACCGTAACCAGGCTCACGATGCTTTCGCCCTGGTTTGACATGTAGCCGTTCACGTCCTTCATCATCCGCACCAACTGTTCCAGAACGCCCTTTACGAAGCCCGCCGCCAGTTTCGCCTCGGAAACAGAGCCGGAAAGGAGCGTCTTGGCCGTGCCGAGGAGCGGGGCCAGTGGTTTCAGGGCCTCGTTCCATTCTTCCAGAACGGGGGTCACACTGTCCTTGAAAGAGGCGATAAGTGGGGCCAGCCACTCCGCGCCAGTGACGTAGCTTTTCACGTCCTCCATGATGGAAGCCACGTTGGAGAGGAACATGGTCACGTCCAGCTTCACACCCTTTACCTCATTGGCCGCCAGGCCGAGGACGCCGTTGATGGTTGACATAAGTGGTTGGAGTGGTTTTATCACCTCGGCCCACTCCGCCAACTTGGGCGTAATGTCCGTCTTGAAGGCCGCCACCGCGGGGGCCAGGAACTCCGCCCGCGCCCCAACGTAAGCCGAAACCTGTACCATCAGGCCCAGGGCGTTATCGAAGAACGTTTCCACCGACAGCTTTACGTCCTTGACCTCATTGGCCGCTATGTCGAGAACACCTTTCACCGTCGAGAGGAGCGGTTGAAGTGGCGCCAGCGCATCCCGCCATTCGCCCAGGAATGGGGTAATATGCTCCGCGAACCCCGCCACAAAGGGCCGCGTCTGCTCGTTCACGTCAGAAATGTAGAGCCACACGTTGTCCATCACCCCGACCAGGTTCCCGAAGAAGTCGAATACCGACAGCTTGGTTTCCTTGGCCTCATCGGCCGCCAGGTCAAGTATAGACTTGGAAACAGAGAGAAGCCCCTGGAGCGGCTCCAAGCTATCGTTCCACTGTTTCAGGAAGGGGGTCAACTGCTCCGCGAACAGGGCCACGAACTTCTGAGTGGTGCTCCGGGCCGAAAAGACGTAGTTACCCACCTGTTCCATCATGGACGTGATGGCGCCAAGAAGCTCCGCTACCGTGGTTTCCGCCTGGGCCGCCTTCTTGGAAAGGGCCGCCGTGATACTGTTCCCTGTTTCCAGCAGGGAAGCCATGGGGGCCAGCCCCGCCGCCCACTGGCTCAGGATGGGAGTAATGTCTTCCGCGAACCAGGCGAAGAACTTGCTATCGGCCTTCCACTTCCCGCTGATGAACCCGCCTACCGCCGTGGTGATGCCGTACAGGGTTCCAAGGAACCCCTCCACGCTACCGAGAACCTGTTTCCCCTTGTCCGAACACAAGCCGAGGATGGCCTGGCCCACGTCGAAGATAGAACGGATGGGTTCCAGGCCGCCAACCCAAAGCTCCAGCGCCGCCTTGACGTCAGTGGAGAACCAACCGAGGAACGCCTTTTCCTGCTCCCACTTGGTCGCCATCCAGACAGCTATCTCGTGAGAAATCCCCATGATGGAATCCAGGAAGGCCCCCAAGTCCATCTTCTTTTCAGGCATGTCCGCGCCAAGCACGTTCATGATTCCCTGCATGTCCTCCACGACAGAGCGGAGAACCCCTGTCATGGCCGCCATGGGTTCCAGCTTGTTCTCGTCTATGCCGATGGCCAGGCCCTGCATGAGCGCCTGGCCGAACTCCTGGAACAAAGTGGAGGGGGAGTGAATGCCGAGGAAATTGGCCACCGCGCCTACAGCGCCCTTGACCACCCCCACAGCCGCATCAAGAACAGACTGGGCCTTTGCCTTCACGCCCTCAATCAGGCCGTTGATAAGGTTCTCGCCAGCCGTGACGAACTCGGTCACCTTTTTGCCGATGGCGTCGGACACGTTGGTAACCGCCGTTTGTACTGCCTTCGTGATTTCGGGCCAGGCCGTTTCGACCAGGGCCTTCAGCGCCGCCCACAGGGAGTTCCAAGCGTTCGACAGCATGGGGAGCGCCAACTCCAGCAGGCGCTTCAGGGTAGCCAGGCCATTGGACAACAGGGTTTGGACGCCCGCCCAAGCCGTGCTGAAAATGGACTTGACGTCGTTCCACACGTCGCTCCAATTGCCCAGAATGGCGTCCAGGACAAGCCGGATGACGCCCTGTATCACGGAAAGAACCGTGTCTATGGTGCCACGAACCAGGTCAAAGGCCGAGGAAATCACCCGCAGAATGTTCTCGCCGTGTTCCTCCCAAAATCTGGCCAGGTTCTGGAGCGCCACGCCAACCACTTGCTGTATACGGGGCATTATCTCACGGATGAAGTCGGCCAGCCCCTGGAACTTTTCGCCCGCCCATTCGAGCGCCTTGGAAAGCTCGTTCATCAGCCAGGGGGCGACGTCCGCCACAAACTTGCCGACAACTTGGGCCGCCAGGCCGAACGTCTCTTGGGCCATGGCCGCCCACTGAGAGAACATGGCTACTCCGTCGGACTGGAACCAGGCCACAAGCCCCGACAGGAAGCCAACCACTTCCTGTATGGTGCCGTTGGCGATGATGGCGAAACTGGTGAGGGTCGAGGCCGCGTCCGGGCCGAAGGCCGTGTTCAGCCCTTCCCAAACGGAACTCCAATCGCCGCCGCCGCCCAAGATGGCGAACATTTCCTGGCCAGCCGCCACAAGCCCGCCGAAGGCCGTTTGTAGCTCCGCCAGGGCACCGCGAACCGCGTAGGCCGTGTCCACCAAACTGGCCGGAAGAATGTCCTCCCAGGGGAAGTCCACCCCTCCGGTGAACAGGGCGCCAACCGTGTCCATGACCGTCTTGGCAACCTGGCCCGCCTGGCCGAAAAAGTCCATCAGCCCGCGCCCCGCCGCCGCGATGGACGGAACCGCCCTGTCCACAAGGAAGGACGAAAGCCCGTCAATCCAGGTCAGCAACTTGGGGCCAACCTGGTTCGCTATTTCCGTCAGGGGTTTGAGGAAGGCCGACAGGACTGGCAACAGGGCCAGCCCAATGCTATCCTTCAGGTTCTCGACCAGGGTGGAGAAGGTTGCCAACTGTTGCCCCGCCTTACCAGTCACGTCGGGCATTTTGGCCGTGTTCGCCGCCAGCTTCTCCATCACGACCTCAGTGAGGCCCGCCTGAATCTCCGTCTTGGCCA